ACCCTCAACAGATACCGATGCTAACTTTGCAAACTCCGTAAGTGGACAAACTAATAGTTTCTTTTTACCTTCGGTTTACTCTAAAAAGGTTTTAAACTTCTTTAGAAAAGCCTCGGTAATTGAAGCTATTACAAACACCGACTATGCCGGTGAAATATCCTCTTTCGGAGACTCTGTAAAGATTATCAAAGAACCAGTTATTTCTGTGTCAGATTACACAAGAAATAGCGACACAACTGAAACTAGACTGACAGACCAAGAAATTACTTTGGTTGTTGATAGTGCTAAAGCTTTCAAATTCATCGTAGATGATATTGAAACTAATATGTCACATGTCAACTTCAAAGAGGTTGCTTCCAGCTCTGCTGCATATGCATTGAAAGATTCATATGATGCTGCTGTATTAGCAACTATGTTTTCTGGTTGTTCAGCTTCATCACCTAATCACATTTTAGGTTCTGACAATGCTACTGATTTAGCAGCAGGAACTTTTGATGGAACAGGTAATTTAGATATTGGTTTTGATTCTAACGAACATGACCCATTAGACCTTATGGGTAGAATGGCAAGACTATTAGACGAACAAAATGTACCTGAAGAAGGTAGATGGTTCGTTGCAAGTCCTGACTTTTATGAAGTCTTAGGACAATCTAGTTCTAAATTATTATCTGTCGACTACAATGGTGGACAAGGTTCTATTAGAAATGGAATGGTTTCAAGTGGAAAACTTCGTGGATTTAGCATGTACAAGTCAAACAACATTGCTGCAACATCTAATGCTGCTGGTAAATGTATGGCTGGTCACATGTCTTCAACTGCAACTGCTAACACAATCCTTTCAACAGAAGTGTTGAGAGACCCAACATCGTTTGGTGACATTGTTAGAGGCTTACATGTCTATGGTGCGAAAGTACTTAGAGATGAAGCTTTAGTAAGTGCATTCTACGGAATTGACTAATACATAAATTTGGGGGAGTTTTAGGACTCCTCCTTTTTTTAACCCATAAATTTTAGAGGTAAATAATATGGCAATAGTAAATATAAGAGATACTGGTCGTAATTCAGCAAAAGTAGGCGATGTTCGTGAACTTGCTACTAAAGTTCAGAAACCTTCAGATACTGAAGCAATAACTGCAGCTAATACAATTACAGCAGCTGAATCAGGCACTCGTTATGTTTTAAACGTAGCAGCAGCTAAAATACAAACTCTTCCTACTCCAGCAGCAGGATTAGAGTATTGGTTTTATGTTGGAGCAACAGAACCTACAGGAACACACACAGTAGTTACAGCATCTAGTGCTAATATTATTGTAGGTAATGTATCTTCTCCAGAAGATGCAGCAGGTTCAGTAGCTACAGTTACAGACGCAGATACCATTTCATTTGTTGCTAATAAAGCTGTTCATGGAGATTTTGTTCATGTATGGTCTGACGGCACTAACTGGTATTTAGACGGACAGTGTAAAGTTCAAGACGGAATTACAACCACACAAGCTGGTTAATAATACAGTCTATGGTATTAACTGATACCAAAACGGAGGAGTTTAATTATTCCTCCCCTAATTTAAAAAGGAGATAAATATAATGTATGGTAAAATGAAAAAAGATGGTAATGCTTCAGCTAGAAGAGAGTCAATGATGTATGGTGGTATGCAAAAATCTTCAAGAAAAAAAGCTAATATGGGCAGAATAATGTACAACAAAGGTGGTCAACCTGAATATAAGTCTGGTGACATGCCAAAAGCTAAACCTTGTTAATATGAAAGGTGTAAAACATTATAAAAAAGATGGTACTGAGTTTAAAGGTAACACACATAAAATGCCTAACGGACATTTACATTCTAATAAAACTCATACTAAAACAAGCGTTAGACTTTATCATTTTAAAGATTTAAGCAAGACAGCAAAGAAAAAAGCTAAAGGTAAAAAATAATGGCTACAACATATTTAGATTTAACTAACGAAGTTCTTAGAGAATTAAATGAACTTCCTTTAACTTCTGCAAACTTTGCAGATGCAATAGGATTACAGAAATTTGTAAAAGATGCAATTAATAAATCTATATTTGATATAGCAAATGCAGAACCACAACTACCTTTCTTTAGTGCAGGTGTTAGTGGTAGTACAGACCCCTTCTATGGTAATGTAACAGTAGCAAGTGTAGCAGGACAAAGGTGGTATACTTTAAAAGCTGATAGCTCTAGTATAACTACGGACTATGCTTCAATAGATTGGGATGATTTTTATTTAACAACAATAAATGTAAGTGGTGAGTCAAGCCCTTATGTTTCTAAAGGTTTAAAATTTTTAACATTAGATGATTGGAAAAGATATTATAGAGATAGTGAAAATGCAGATGATGCTAATTCAACCCATGCTGAACCAATACATGTTATTAAGTCTCCAGATAGCAGGAAGTTTGGATTAAGTCCAATACCTGATAAGGTTTATAATGTGCATTTTTATGCATTTACAAAACCTACAGCTTTGGATGCTCATGGAGATACAATAGTTTTACCAGAACAATATAGTAATGTAATAACTGCAAGGACTAGATATTATATCTGGCAGTTTAAAGAAAGTCCACAACAAGCAGCTTTTGCTTTAGATGATTATAAAAAAGCAATGAGGAGTATGAAATCAAATCTTATGAATCCTACTCCAAAATATATGACAGATGATAGGACATACTTTTAATGGCAACAAGTCAACCATATACAGTAGCATGTGAAGGAGGATTAGTTACAGCATCTAATCAAATTGATTTATTGCGTAGACCCGGAGTAGCTACTGAATTAGAAAATTTTGAAGTTTCTATAGAAGGTGGTTATAGAAGAATTAATGGATTTACAAAATTTGGTGCAGGTAGTGCTGTACAACCAACAGGAGGTTCTACTGCAATACTAGGAGTATTTCCTTATGCAGATGGAGTAATTGTTACTGCTGGTACAAATATTTATTTTAGTAATACAGGAACAAGTTGGGTACAAATAAATAGAAGTTCTGTATCTGGTAGTGGGGATAATTATTCAACTTTTACAGGTAGAAGTGCATTAACAAGAACTTCACAAGGGCAATGTCAGTTTACATTATTTGATGGTGCTACTTATGATTATGGTTTAGTTATTATTTCTGATGGAGCAAATAAACCTTATGCATTTAGAATGGAAGGAACAGGTAGTATTAGTGATAGAACATTTTTTGCAGAAGAAATAACTGTATCAAGTACTAAAGGTGTTAAATATCTTACAGTCCATGATAAACATTTAATAGCTGCTGGAGTTGAAGATAACTTAAATACAATTTATTATAGTGGTACTTTAGACCCTACAGATTTTACAAGTACTGGTTCAGGTAATATTGTATTAGAAGACCAGATAGAAGGAATTAAAGGTTTTCGTAATGAATTATATATATTTTGTACAAATAGTATATTTAAGTTAATAAATATAAATGATGCAAGTAATATAACTATAGTACCAGTTACTAAGAATGTCGGTTGTTTAAGTGGTTATAGTATTCAAGAGATAGGTGGTGACTTAATATTTTTAGCACCAGATGGAATAAGAACAGTTGCTGGTACTGCAAGAATCGGAGATGTTGAGTTAGGTACAGTTAGTAAAGCAATACAACCAGAATTAACTGTACTAGCACAGAGTATTAATAGTTATAGAATTACAAGTGTAGTGATTAGAGAAAAATCACAATATAGATTATTTTATACTAATCTTAGTGCAGCAGCATCAGGACAAGAAGGAATAATAGGAACTTTAAGACAAAATGGATTTGAATGGTCTCAAACAAAAGGACTAGAAGTAACAGAAATAGGTTCTGGATTTAATTCAAATGGTGTAGAAAAATACTATCATGGTAATAATACAGGTTATGTATATGTACATGATTCAGGAGATGACTTTGATGGTACTGCAATTTTAGCAAGATACTCTACACCTGATTATGATTATGGAGATTTAGGAACTTTAAAAACTTTACATTATGTTAGAATATCTGCAAGTGCTGAAGGTATTGTAGAGCCAGATGTACAAGTTAAGTTTGAGTATGGTAATACAAGTATACCTCAACCTACAGCTTTATTTGATTTAGGAACAATAAATCCACCTTCAAAATTTAATAGTGCTGTATTTGGCACAAATTCATTCGGAGGAGTTTCTTCTCCAATGATAAGAGTTCCATTACAAGGGAGTGGAACAAGTAACAATTTTACTGTGATTTCAAATGATACGAAATCACCATATAAAATCAATGGTTTATATGTAGATTATATACCTTCAGGTAGGAGATAAAATAATGGCAAGTTATATTAGGCAAAGTACATTTAGTGATGGAGATACCATTACTGCTGCACTATTTAATAATGAATTTAATCAATTAGTAAACGCATTTAATGTAAGTTCAGGACATACTCATGATGGTAGTACAACCGGTGATGGTGGTCCTATCTCAAACTTATTTAGCAATGCTTTAGTGTTTGGTACAAATGCTGAAAGTGATATTGCTATTACATTTAATGCTGCATCTAACGATGGTGTATTAACATGGAAAGAAGATGAAGATTACTTTGAGTTTTCTGATGACTTATTAATTGCAACAACAGAAAAAATACAATTTAGAGATACAGCTATATATATTAATTCTAGTGCTGATGGGCAGTTAGATTTAGTAGCTGATACAGAAATACAAATAGCAGCGACTACAATAGATATGAATGGTGCTGCAGATATTTCTGGTAACTTAGCAGTAGGTGGAAATCTTACAGTTACAGGTAATGCTACAATATCAGGTAATTTAACATTTGGTGATGCAGCTTCAGATACTGTAGCATTTAGTGCAGATGTTGCTTCTAACTTATTACCAAGTGCTGATAATACTTATGACTTAGGTGCTTCAGGTTCTGAATGGAAAGACTTATATGTTGATGGGGTTGCTTATGTAGATGCAATTAACTTTAACGGCACTGCAATTACATCAACTGCTGCTGAACTAAACATATTAGATGGAGTGACATCCACAGCAGCCGAGTTAAACATTTTAGATGGCGTAACAGCTACAACTGCAGAACTAAACATAATGGATGGTGTTACATCAACTGCAGCAGAATTAAATATTTTAGATGGTGTTACAAGTACAGCAGCAGAACTTAATATCCTTGATGGTGTTACAAGTACTGCAGCAGAGTTAAACATCTTAGATGGTGTTACAGCTAGTGCAACCGATATAAATCTTATAGATGGAATAACAAACGGAACAGTAATAGCAAGTAAAGCTATTATAACAGATTCAAACAAAGATATTACTGGTGGTAGAAATATTACTATTAGTGGTGAATTAGATGCAGCTACACTAGATATTAGTGGTGATGCAGATATTGATGGAACACTAGAAGCCGATGCAATTACTATTGGTGGTGTTACATTAGCAGAAACAATTAGTGATACTGTTGGTGCAATGGTATCTTCTAATACCGAGACAAACATTACAGTTACATACGAAGATAGTGATAATACATTAGACTTTGTTATTGGAACACTTAACCAAGATACTACAGGTACAGCAGATAACATTACAGTCTCTGCAAATAATAGTACAGATGAAACTGTATATCCTATTTTTGTTGACGGAGCTACAGGTTCTCAAGGAGCAGAAAGCGATACAGGTTTAACTTATAATCCTAGTTCAGGTAATTTAACAATAGGTGGTCAACTTGCTGCTGCAACTTTAGATATTTCTGGAGATGTAGATGTAGATGGTACATTAGAAGCTGATGCTATTACAGTAAATGGTACAACACTAGCAGAAACAATTAGTGATACTATAGGAGCTATGGTAACAAGTAATACTGAAAGTGGTATTACAGTAGCATATGATGATTCAGATAATACATTAGACTTTACAGTTGGTACACTTAATCAAGATACTACAGGCACAGCTTCTAAAGTTATAGTTTCAGACACTAGTGCAGATACTAATTTTCCTGTAGTCTTTCATGATGAAGGGACAGGAAATACTTTATTAGATGACACAGGAGCTTTACGATATAATCCAAGTTCAGGAACACTTCTTATTCCTGCTATAAGTTTATCTGGTAATGCCGATTTTAATGGTGATTTAGACGTAGACGGAACTACTAACCTAGACGTAGTAGATATAGATGGAGCTGTAGATATGGCTTCTACACTACAAGTAGATGGAGCTATAACTTTTAGTAGTACTTTAAATGGCGTAGATATTCTTGCTGATGCCACAAATTTTGTAGATAGTATTTTAATAAGTCAAAATGCAAGTACAGGTACTTTATCAAGTGCATCAAACAATACAGGTTTAGGCGATAGTGTTTTTGCTGCTTTAACCTCAGGACATGATAATACAGTAATCGGTAAAGATGCTGGTAAAGCTATAACAACTGGTGAAGAAAATGTAATAGTCGGCCATAAAGCTGGTGATGCTTTAACAGATGCAGATTATAATGTTGCTGTAGGTAGAAGTTCTTTAACCTCAGATACACTAGGAAGCAAATCAACAGCTCTAGGACATGGCACATTAAACACACAAAACTTTACTACTGCTACAGATTCACATAATGTTGCCGTTGGTTATAACGCAATGGCTTTAACTACTACAGGTATTTATAACACAGCAGTTGGTAGTACAGCTATGGACTCTAACACCACAGGTTCGTCTAATAATGCCTTTGGTTATGGTGCTTTAACTGCGAACACTACTGCAGCTTACAATAACGCTTTTGGTATTAATGCATTAGCTGCTAATACTACAGGAGGGTCTAATTCAGCTTTTGGTCATACTGCTTTAGATAACAATACTACTGGTTCAAATAATGTAGCTGTTGGTGCTAACGCTTTAGATGCAAATACTACAGCCGATAACAACACGGCAGTAGGTAAAGATGCTTTGTTAGCAAACACAACAGGTACAAGAAATGCAGCAGTAGGTACTTTTTCTTTAGACAGCAATACAACTGCTAATGATAATACAGGTATGGGTTATGGTACTTTAGCTAGTAATACCACAGGTGCTTTCAATACTGCTGTTGGTAGCAGTGCTTTAGTAGCAAATACAACAGGAGCTAATAACGTAGCTGTTGGTGAAGCTTCATTAGATGCAAATACCACAGGAGCAGAAAATACATCAGTTGGTGTAGGTGCATTAGGTGCTAATACTACAGCTTCAAACAATACAGCAGTAGGTAGGGCAGCTTTAATTAATAACACTACAGGTGAAGGAAATACCTGTATTGGTTCTTTATCTTTAGATGCTAATACTACAGGTGATTTAAATACAGCACTTGGTTATAATGCTTTAACTGCTAACACGACAGCAGATGGAAATACTGCAGTCGGTAACAATTCACAAGGAGCAAATACAACAGGTGCTAATAACACTTCTGTTGGTAATCAGGCTTTAGCAGCAAACACTACAGGTGCAGGAAATACAGCAGTAGGTGTAAGTGCTTTAGCAGCAAACACTACAGCGTCTAATAACACAACACTTGGTTATGTAGCAGGGGGTGCCATAACTACAGGTGCAGGAAATGTAGTAATTGGTAATGCAGCAGGGGCTCAAGGTGTAAATTTAACCACTGGTACTCAAAATGTAATTGTAGGACAACACTCTAGAACATCAGCTAGTGGTTCTAGCAACCAAATTATTTTAGGGTTTGAAGTTACTGGTGCAGGAGATGATAACTTTACATTTGGTAAAAGTAGTACAGATTCTAATATTGCTTTTGGTGCTACATCAATTACAGCTCCTTCAGATATTAGATTAAAAGAAGATATACAAGACGAAGAAGTAGGATTAGATTTTATAAACGATTTAAGACCTGTTACTTTCCTTTGGAAAAAAGAAAAAGATATACCTTCAGAAATGAAAGCATATAAAGAAGGCTCTGAAGAAAGAACAATGAATGGTAAATACAATCATGGTTTTATAGCTCAAGAAGTTAAACAAACTATAGATAGCCATAATTTAAAAGAAGGCTTTGATATGTGGGCTGAAGATGAAGCAGATGGAAGACAAAGAGTTGCACCTAATGCTTTAATGTCTGTAATGGTCAAAGCAGTTCAAGAACTTTCTACGCAAGTAGATGAATTAAAAGCTAAATTAAACGAAGGAGAATAATATGGCACAAACAGTAGCAGAATGTTTAACAGCAGGAATTGATAGCGTAACATTAATTAATAGTATTAATACAGATGCTTCAGCAGAAAGAAAAGTTGAAGGAATGACACAAGCTGAAATAAACGAAATGGTACAAAAAAATGTAGACCATTTAGAAATTATTTTAGCGTATGATGGAACTGATGATTTGCCAAATATAACAGGTTCATCTAATAGCAAAAAAACTGATTGCACAAATGCTATTACTACAGGTAAAGCATATATATCAGCTAACAGTTAATTATGTCTACGCAAGAACCAGTAGTAATGATTGATGATAAAGAAGTTAAAGTAAGTGAACTTACTAACGAACAACAATATTTTCACAGTCAAATATTAGATTTAACAAATAAACAAAAACGCATACAGTTTGAACTTGACCAAATTAACGCTAGTTTAAGTGTGTTTCAAAACGCATTTATAGAGTCTGCTAAACAGAAAGCAGATGAAGTTTTAAATAATCCAAAGGAGAATAAAAAATGATTGTAGAAATAGTTATGTGGATAACCACGATTGTAACAGTTGCTTCATTAATAGCAGCATCAACACCAACACCTAAAGATGACGCTTGGATTGGTAAATTATATAAATTTATTGATATGTTAGCTTTAAACATAGGTAAAGCAAAGGAGAAATAATATGAATTTTATTAAAAATTTTTGGGATAAATTTACTGGAACTAAAAGAGTTGAAGTAAGAGCTAGAAATAAAAAAGGACATTATGTTGCAGATGACAAATCAACACCAGATGTTAATGAAGCTTACACAACTAAAAGAGTTAAAGTTAAAAAGTAATGGCTAAAGCTCCTGAATCCTTTGTATATAATGCTACGCTTGAAAGAATTGTAGATGGCGATACATTTGATTGTTGTCTTGATTTAGGATTTAGTGTAAAGCTACATAAACAAAGAGTTAGACTTAGTGGTATTGATACACCTGAATCTAGGACTAGAGATTTAGCTGAAAAAAAACTAGGTCTTGCTGCAAAGGAAAGACTTAAAGAATTATGTGTTGGTAAGTTTAAAGTAAAATCTTTAGGCAAAGGTAAGTATGGCAGAATAATAGGCATACCTTACACAA